GAAACGATTAGACGTTGACTACAAGAAGAGACATCGAGGGAAGCTATGTATTGATTGCCTTATAAGAGATGCTATTGACATTAGTATGCTACAATAATAATAGGGGTAATATATAATCACGCATTTTGGGTATATTCCGTGCCTAATAATGTGGAGGTGAAGGGAATTGAACCCTCTTTTTCTACTTCGCAGGTAGATGTGTAACCGTTACACTTCACCTCCACATTATTATACTCTTATTAAGGTCAGTTTTCAACACCACAACCTGTAGTGGTATACGAATTGTAAAGTAAAGACTAAAAACGTTAACCAGTTTTATCAAGGGGCATAGTTAAAATGAGATTGTGGGGTAAGTATCATAATGCAGGCTTAGTGAGGCATAGGTACTCACTACAATGCTACACATGCCTATGGTTTGAGCAAAGGAAAGTCAACCTAGAGTCAAGTATATAATCCCCAATTGATTAACCTTTACTGTTTCATTCCAGAGAGTTTTCCTTCAGGTGTAATGTTGAGATTCTTATAATATCCACTAGCCAACTTTATCCACTCATGGTGGTCAACAATGTAAACCTGTTTCTCATACCTTACTGAATTGGCTTGCATCTTAAAGCGGGTAACAGTTCCTTTATCGCTTGTCTTTTGGTAGTGCCCAAACTCATCACGAGTGTATCCCTTATCAAACAACCAATTACCTAGTAATTCTTTAGTTAGCATACCTTACCTCCATTTTTATTATACCACACAGGATAATGAATGGCAAATTATGAGCAAGCATTACAAAACTGTCTAAAAGCCCATGAATTAGCCGCATCAAGGGCTAAGACTGTTATCCCTTATAAATCAAACTTTTCTATTGGTGGGGTAGCTCCACCTGACCGCACCACTGAGGGGTACTTGCGTGCTTATGGAGATATAGGATGGCTACATGCTGTAGTCTTTCGTATCGCTCTAGGTTGTAGTGAGGTCAAGTGGCAGTTAAACGATGTTACTAATAGGGATAAGCCTAAACGGATATTTAAGCATCCTATTCTTAATCTCTTACATCAGGTTAACCCCCTCCAAACCTCTAACGAGTTTATAGCACTAGATACGATTTACAATGAGCTAATCGGTGAATCGTTTTGGGCTTTGAACTTAAATGCTTTGGGAGAACCTGCTGAGATAGTTTTACCTTACCCTCATAAAATGAGTGTTGTCCCCGCTAGAGAGTTTCCCTTTGTTAGGGGTTATGTTTACGGGACTGGTAATGAGGCAATCCCCTTTGACCCTAACGAGATTATACACTTTAAGTTTCCTAACCCCTTAAATCAATATCGTGGGCTAGGACAGGCGCAAGCGATAGGGATTGAGCTAGATTCAGAGCTATACTCTAGCCAGTGGATTAGACAATTCTTCTTCAACTCTGCTCGTCCTGATGGTGTCATTCAGTTTGATTATAATTTGAGCGATGAGCAATTTGAGAAACTAAAGAAACAGTGGAGCGAGAAATACAAAGGCGTTTCTAAAGCCCACCAGGTAGCTTTGCTTGAGGGTGGCGGCAAGTATATCCAAATTCAGAATTCCGTTAAGGACATGGACTTCCCTAATCTCAAACTAAGGAATAGGGATTCTATATTAGGCGTATTTGGTATGCCTCAGTCAATGTTAGGCATATCGGAGAATGTCAACAAAGCGAATGCTGAGGCAGGAGATTATACCTTTGCCCGGTGGATTGTTAAACCTAGACTGGACTGGAAAACCGCTAAACTAAACGAGCAGCTTTTGCCTAAGTTTAGGAATTCACAGAATTTAGAACTAGGGTTTGAGGAAGTCGTACCTGAAACAATAGAGCAGAAAAGAGACTTAGCGGAATCTGGTATGAGGGCGGGGTATCTAACAATCAATGAAGCTCGTAAGATGCAGCACCTTGACCCATTACCCAATGGCGATGTTCTGTTAGTGCCTCTTAACCTTATCGCTACACCGATTAGTGGTAGGATTGAACCCCCTCCTGCGCCCGCACGTGCACCTGAAGAGATACCAGAAGAGGAAATAGAGACCCCATCGAAATCTAAGGGTTTAACCCCAGACCAGAAGAAACTACACTGGGAGAATTACGCCCTTAAAACAGCAAGACAGGAAGAGGTATTTAAGAAAGTATTTGATAATGTATTTGATGAGCAGAAGAATCAGGTTGTAGCAGAGTTAGAAAGAACAGGGCATATCCCTAACGAGCTAAACGATGATTTAACCGCTCAGAAGTTCCAACCTGCACTCAGATTGGTATATGAAGATGCTTTTAACGAGGCACTTTAATTGTAGGAGATAAGATTGGCTGAATTAGGGGAGATTAAAAGTGCTAGGGAATTGGGGCGTAGCAGCACCTATCGTAATACCTATAAATATATTTGGCTTGCCTGTGTAGATTGTGGGAAAGAAAGGTGGGTAACCATTGTTGGCGGGAAACCAGAATCTGATAGATGTTCTAGTTGCGCCCACAAAGGGAAATATCCCACAGAGGCAACGAGGCTGAAATTAAGTCAAGCTACTAGGGGTGAAAATCATTATAATTGGCGTGGAGGAAGGAATAAAACTAAATTTGGGTATATTGATGTTAAATTATATCCCGACAACTTCTTTTATTCAATGGCAGACCCCCACGGTTATGCAAAAGAACATCGACTTGTTATGGCAAAGTCTTTAGGTAGATGTCTCCACGATTGGGAGATTGTGCATCATATAAATGGAATCAAGGATGATAATGGAATCGAAAATCTACAATTGGTTCAAGAAATGCAACACAACCAAATAACTAAAGTAGAATTCAAGATTAAACGATTGGAAGATAGAATCATACAACTTGAAGCAGAGAATGTTCTTTTGAAATCACAGTTAGTTTACAAACCTGCTATTGAGTTGGTGTATTATTCAGCTTTTGAGGATGCAGTCTGATAGAATTTGCGCCAGTTTCGCTTCCACCATCTGTCTAAATATTCTAGTTGTTGTTTTGATAGGACTTTCTCAAAACAGATTGCTATAATCCGATTCCCCTCTTTATTAAGAGCAATCTTACCATCAAAAGGAATTATTATCACACCCTAATTATACAAAAGATTACTTGTACCTGTCAAGTATAGGTAAATACTTTGTCAAGTCTTATTGCAATGCGTTGCAGAATCTTTATATTTCATAACTACCCCTACGCATTATTTTAAGTAAATGCCGTTTATCTGTGGTAGTTTGAGCATTGTCTATATCTTCATGAATCTTATCTCTCAGTAGGTTGTTAATAACTATTTTGCTAACTCGTATAGTATCGCCTAAAAATATCATTCCTGGCAATTTCTTTTGCCTGACAAGTTTGTACCCTGTACTTCTACAAATACCTAAAACTTGGCAGGCTTCAGGGATTGATAATGTTTGACATTGTTTCTTCTTATTCATACCTAGATTATAAACTAAAATCTGGTAAATGTCAATACCCCTATAAGGATTTATTTTAAGATGGTAGAAAAACAGCTCGACCAATACGCACTAGACTGGATAAAACTCCGTTCCCTTACTTTAGCCAAGTCTATAAACATGACTACTATGGATGCTATTAGAAAGGCATTGGCTGAGGGGTTTACGGCAGGTGAATCTATCCAGCAACTTACCAAGAGGATAGAGGGGTATTTTGAAACAAACTCTAGAGTAAGGGCGGAGATGGTTAGCCGGACTGAAGTTATAACGGCTTTCAATGAGGGACATCTGCATCGGTACGAAACAGAGGGTGTAGAGAAGTCTGAATTCTACGCTGCGCCCGATGCTTGCGAGGAATGCCAGCCTTTAGATGGTGAGGTTTATATCACTAAAGAAGCTCATGGTATTATCCCCGTTCATCCTAATTGTAGATGCCGTTGGTTTGGTGCGGACTAAATGAGTGTAATTATAAAATCCTATCGGCGAGAACGTGAGAAAGAAATTCTTGATGGTTTGCAGAAGGGACTAGAAAAGGTTGGTAGGGTTGTAGAGAAACAAGCAGGTTTGAATGTCAGTAAAACAGGTAACGAACATCCTCAGATTAAAACAGGCGAATTACTAGGTTCAATTACACATGAGGTTGGAGACGGGTATGTTCTAATAGGGACTAATGTTTTACACGGGAAAGGGCTGGAACTTGGAATACCCCGTAAAGATGGTTCAATTGTTCACTATCCCTGGCTGTTTCCTGCTGTTGAATTATTGAAACCAGAGATTATAGATATATTAAAGAAAAGTGGTGGCAAGGATATTTCAATCACGGAGGGTTAACTTATGGAAATGCTATACAAAACTTATAGAGCTGAGGTGCGAGGCGTTAATGCAGACGAAGGCACTTTGGATTTAATGATTCCTGTTTCTACTGCTTCGGTTGACCGAGATGGTGAAGTTGTAGAACCCTTAGCTTTCAAGAAAACTCTCCCCAAGTTTATGAAACGACCTGTCTTGGTATCCTCCCATGATTACAGTAACCTCACTTCACAGATAGGGGAGTGGACAAAACTCAAGATTACAGAGAATGGTGTTGAGGGAAAACCAAAATACTATATCAACGAAGGAAATGAGCAAGCAGACTGGGGATTTAAGTTAGCTTCTAAGGGCATGGCAGCTTTCAGCATTGGCTTCATTCCCAAAGAGTGGGTAGATGGGGATGGGGTTAAAGAACCTAGACGCACTTATAAAGAAGTTGAACTTTTGGAGATTAGTCAGGTTATAGTCCCTTCTAATCGTGACGCTATACAATCTATTCGTTCTAAATCAGTTGACCCCATAACCAATAAACTCATGGATGACATTTTGGAGGATAAGGAACTAATAACTAAACCCGAAGAGACGGAGGAATTTATCAGGATACCAGTAGACTCTGGCAACCATGAGGGACACCGAATCAGGACAATTGAAATATCAGCCAAAGAGGGTATCTCGGCTCTTTATTGTGGCACGGATAAGGTGGTAATGACATACCTATTCAGAAAAGACCACGACTGGACAATGGAAAAAGCGAAGGCATGGGTAAAAGAACATGAGAAGAAATCCTTAGAAGTAGAGCATACGATAAGTCAGGAAGAAATCTTAGACGAGTTGGATTATCTCATAAGGCTTATTGATACTGAGGGGATGAATGGCTCTGTTAAAAAGGATTTTTGGAACTTGGTTAGAGAAGGATTGCGTTTATGCGGTGACGACATACCGCTTGACATAAAGGAAAAATTTAAGGAAGTAGTTGTCGTTTCAACAAATGGTGAAACGGGACTAAAAATTGAAAACACAGACATACTAGAAGCTATCAAGAGGGTAGCAAAAATTTAGGAGGTATAATTACATGCTTACTGCAGAACAAATCAAAGAATTGGATGGCGAAATATCTGCCATCGTAGACAAACGAGTAGAGGATAAATTGGCAAAAGAAATTGTGAAGCGGTTTAGTCCTGGTGTAGTCTCAGTAGTTAAGGATGAGGCTGACAGACCGTGGTCGAGTCTTGGCGAACAGTTGATGGCTGTTAAAACCGCTGAGATTTCTAAGGGCAGAATCATGGATGCCAGACTAACTTCGAAGGCAGTTGTCGGTATCAGTGAGGGTATCCCTGCTGATGGTGGCTTCTTAGTCCAGACTGACTTTGCTACTACCTTACTCGAAAAGACCTTTGCAGCCAGCGACATTCTGAATAGGGTTTTCAGGATGCCGATTAGTGCTAATGCTAACTCGATAAAGATTCCAGCGGTGTCGGATGCTAACAGGGCTG